CGCTTCCGTTACTTATTTTTAACTGAGCAGTTGTTGTTGTTCCGCTCAGTGACAGGTTGTTGGTGCTTGTGGTTCCAATAGCTGCTGCATCTTCTGAAACTTCTTGAGCAACAAACAGTCCTTGCTTGTAAGCTGTGTCTAAATCACTCTCGGTCAGTCGTGCGCCATCTACAAAATCTACAAGTGCGTTTGACGTAGTCTGTCGATATACTCGTATCTTCGTGTACTGAGTAGCGTTTGAAGCTGTCAGTGTAATCTTTTTGTTAGCCGTACTGTCTAATGATCCTTGGTTTGCTATGGAAACATCCGCCCATGCATTCATTACAAAACCTTTGCATTTAATGTCGTTCGCATTAAGCACTTCAATGTTTGCGTAACTAAATTGGTTTTGATCTTTCTGGTTTGTCCCTGACCCTGATTCTGAATATTCAATATATGAATTTGCCATAAGTAATTAATTGTTGAGTGAGTGTGAGTAAGTGTGAGTTGTTGTTAATTGATTTTAAATTTAAGATTGAGGCATTGAGCCTTCTCTTCTTGCTTGCATAGCTTGATCAAACATTTCTTTTAGCTGTGGGCTTTCCTGAAGCAGTTCGTACCTAGCTCTTTTCCTGTAGTTATTGATAACCTTATTGATTGCCTTAATCCTTGGAGACTTTTGCCCTGTTTCTTCAAAGTCTATTGTCTCTGGAAGTCTGTTATAAAAGTCAGTTCCCATTAAAGATTTTAGCCTTTGTTTTAGAGTTTTACCCCCAAGCTTAACTGTTCCAGAAAGTTCTAGATATCTGTCATAAGCATCATACTTCCCTTCAATAGGAATCTGAGTCATATCTAGTTCGGGTATACCATAGAAGTTTTTACTAGGCATTGAGAAACCATGTTCCAAGCTTGCCATCTCACTTAACACTTTGTCATTTTTGACTTTAGATGTGTAGATAGGATTTAACGCACTCCAGAAAGCTCCTCCAGGGTTTTCTCTATAAGCTGCTTCTCCAAGAACTGTTCTTCTTGGTGCTAAAGTACCTTCAAGTCCTGGAAGCCTTTTGAATACAGCGTCCTGCAAACTTCTAACTTCTCTAACCATTATTTCAGTCTCAGTATTTTTGAAGTGATTAATAATGTTAGGGACAAATCCTGCTGCAATATCTCTACCTAATTTAGGGCCATAGTACTCTGGATCGTCCATGAGTTTAATTGCGTTGTTTACACCTTGTAAGAATGTTTTATCTGTAAGGTTTTCTGCGAACACGAAAGCCATATTAGCTCCTAGACTTTGCATTGTTGCTTCGTCCATACTTTGGTCAAACTTCTGGTGATCTCTAATATCAGCAGCAAGTCCAATCATTGTTGATATTGGGTCTAGCCTTTGATAACTATAATAAGTATCTCCATATTTGATTGAATAAGGTTGCCATCCGGTAGCCCTGAGAGCTTCTCTTTCTTGTTTACTTTGAGGCCCACCTCCGGTAACTGAATCCTGTCTGTTGTATATAACGTCATGCCATACATACATCATAGTGGCTCCCGTAGCTAACCTTCCTCTTACTAAAGCTTTGTCGGCTGCTGAACCTTTTTTAAGTGTATCTGTATTTTTCTTTAAAAGTTTCCTTGTTAACATAGGCGCACCTTCAGCAACCAAACCGATAGGTGTTCGCTTTAAAGCATATGTAAGAATATTTACTGGTGTTCTAAAGAACGGAATAAGAAATGACGAAGCATAGCCCATTCCGAAGGGAGCGGATCTTATTAGCTTTTCTAATGATTCAAACCAAGAATGGTTATCATTTGTAAACGTAAGCTCGTTAGAAATCTGTTGGGCTGTTTCAGCAAGCTTTGCAGTTCCAGTGTCTTTTGGAGAAGGATTTTCTTTAAGATACTTATCAAGAGCTTCTTCTCTTCCTTCTCCAAATAGTTTACCTTGTCTGGTTAGTTCTGTATGAGCAGCCATTAACCTGTTCTTCTCACTATAGAAAGATCCATCACTTGTAAGGTGCTTTTCAAATTCTGTTTCAACCTTTGCATTCAACCAGTTAGTAAACTCGGGATCTTTTATATCCATAGGATCTTTATCAATCCCTAAGTCTTTAAACTTTTTCATGTCCATAGCATCAAGCGCAGCTTTGTATTCATCAAGATACCTAACAGCTAGTTCGCCTTTAATGTATCCGGTGTAAGCCATCTGCTTAAAGAACTCATCAGTAGCAACTAAGGCTCTTGAAGGGATATTTATAAACGCTCCAAGAAAATTAAAAGCTTGTCCTGCTACTCCGTTGTTTTCAGTAGAGAAAGCTCTTTGTCTTGGTCTTTGTTCCATAAACTGAGTCTTACCAGGTACAAGAACACTTCTGTCATTTTTCCAAGCTTTTGACATGGCACTAAATCCTTGTTTCCAAGTTTTAGTTCCGTAGTGATGCCTTAATACATTCTTAGCAGCGTTAAAGTTACCTGTTAAAAGATTACCTGATATACGTTCTAAAGTATGCAACGCTGATGTAATAAGACCTCCACCAAGGTTAACTTCAAAAGTACTAAACGCACTCAACAAAGAATTATAATAAAACTCTCTGGTCATTCCTAGCATCTTTCTTCCAAGTGTTTGTTGACCTACGTCTTGCATTTTCTTTAAGGACAACAACTCTTCAAACTCATCAAAGTTACTTATCTTAGATAATCTTACTGCAAGTTCTGATACGCCTTCTGTCCCTAATCTTTCTGCAAGAGCATCAAGATATTCACTGCTATCCAAAGGAGATTCAAGAGATCTAATAGTGTTATTGTCTAAACCATCCATGCCTTGTTTAAGGAACTTACGTTGCATCAAAGCACCTGAAGCAATACTTCCTCTGAGTGAGTTAATGCGTGATAATTCAGTAAACCTAGCAAAGCTGTCTACAAAGTTTAAAATATCTGTTTCACTCTTAGGGTTATCAATATGTCTTCTTGCAAATCCTACAGTTTCTTCTGCTGTGTGTCGCATAAACTTGTAAATAACAGTACTCATAACAAGCTCCTCATTGGCCGACTGTATAAGCTTTTCGTCCGTAGAGTTTTCTAATATCTCTTTTAGATTGTCATACTTTTCCGGGTTGTCGTTTATGAACTGAACAATCTCTTGTTGTTTCTTTTTATCTACCTTTGTTATTATAGGAGATTCTGCTGTTATGTTCTTTGAAACTATTCTTATAATATCCCAGAATGAAGCAGTGTCTCCAACTCCAGATATAAGCTCCTTCATGGTACTTGAATCAAGAGAGATGTCACCGCCTCTGCCTTTTGATTTACCGAGAATTTGTGTAACTTTTTGTTTAAAGGTTCTAGCGTTTATTTCTGCGCCTTCTTTAACTGTGTTTTTAGGAGTCTCAAAGAGAGCAATAGTATCCCTTGGGTCTTTAGCTCCTGCCCCAGTCTCTACTCCTTTGAACTTTTTCTCCTTCATTGATTTAAGGAAAGCGTCTCTAGTCTTATCTCCAACGTAAGCGTCTGATTCAACATCTAAAAGATCATTTAACTTCTTACCTTTAGGTTTACTTACTCCTAATTCTTTAAGAACTTTTAAACCATCAGCTTCTTTTGCGATAGTATCCGGGTCTATAAGATAATCGTTAGTTGGAACTTCAATTGTAAACTCGTCAAAACCTTGATTGGCCCTAGCGAAGTCTTGTGCTTCTTCCTTTGATTTAGTTGTAAATAAAATACCACCTTGTCTGTCTGGATCTTTAAGTCTGCCTCCATGATGTACAACAATCTGTCTTGCTGTTGCAGGAGAGTCTCGATAAGCTTTATCAAGGATTGTTCTATCTACTTCTAGCTTTAACTTTCCTGGAGTCTTTTTAGTTCCATCTGCATCTATAAGAGATATATCAAGTTCCCTCGCTCTTTCAATATAAGCTTGTTCTTCTGTTCCTATTATAGTCTCGGAGCTTGGTATAGCATCGTCTCCTAAATCTACGCCATCTGCTTTAGGATCTTTTACCTTTGGAGCATCCTTCTTTGGAGTACTAAAAGGTTCTTCAATTTCTTTAATAAGAAGCTCTTCTTCTGGAGTGAGTTCAGTGATTGCGTTATCTCCACCTCTCATCCTTTTCAACCCCAGCATTGCAACGTGTAAAGCTCCTCCAAAAACTCCTTCAAGTACTAAACCTTCAGCTACGTTTTTAAATCTACCAAGATACTCAGGATCATCTTCATTACCTTCGTACTTCATCATTTTCATTACAGGATTAAACAATCCAACGTTACCATCAAGAAGGTCTGCTAGACGCTCCTGATCTCCTTTGAATACTCCAAAGTCTGCTACTGCTCCTGCTATAATCCCTTTTTCAATGTTATAGGTCTTGCCTTTGATGGCTCGCATTTGCTTGATAGCTTTTTCCTGTGAAATCTTGTTCTTCCGAGCTTTATCTTTTACCTTCTCAATCTTCTTTAATTTACTGGCATCAACAAGCTTGCTTACTTTTTTTGTTTTACCAAGCATACTAGCAACCTTAAAGGCAGGAATAAATCCTGTAGCAAACTGAAATATTCCTGATGTTATGTTGCCTGTCATTGTTTTAGGCTTTCCAAGCATCCAGTCAGACTTGTGCCACTGATCGGGTATAAAAGTATCTTTCCCCATAAACGCTTCACCAGCAGCATCAACACCACTTAATATTCCTTGAGCAGCATCTCTAATACCTCTAGGTACAGCCCAAGCTATGTCACTCCAAAAGCCTCCTTCATCCTTTTGCTCTTCTTCCTCTTTCTTTTGTTGAGTTGGTGAGAGAGTTTCTGGAAGAGCTTCCCCTTTAGCTAAAAGTTCTTTCTCTCTGTCAGTAAATACTTCCTGCTCGCCTTCTTCTCCTGTAAATCCTCTTGGACTATCTGCTGTTCTTCCAGGGCTATCATAAGCGTCTGTGAAGCCTAGCTCTTTTGAAAATTGTTTTAATGCGTTTATTGACATATTTATTTAGTTTGATCTGTAATAAGTTTTCTTTGTGCTGCTTTAAAGTCTTCTAGTTCTATTTGTTGAAAATCTTTATTTCCTGCCCCATTAATTATTTCATGTTTTTCTCCTAACCCATTTTTATTCCAAATTAAAGATAGACATAGTTTGCCAATTTCTTTGAATAAGTTTCTTTAAAGGGTAACCAAGAATATCTCCTTTTAATGCGTCTTCTGCTAAAACGCCATTACCTATTAAATAATTATTAATTTTCAATCGGTTTTCTCTTATCTCTAAATCAGTAAACCTTGGAGAAATTTTTCCAGTTGCTAAAGGATTAAACGAATACAAATCAGAACTTTGATTATTTCTAGTTATAAATCTAACAACTAAATCATTAAAGAAATCTCCTTCTTTAAGTATTTCTTTTCTATTCTCAAAGAATTCGTCTACAGCTTCTTCGTTACCTTTAAACGCTCCTGTAGCTTTAGTGTTATTAAATAATAGATTATACTCCTCTAGGTCTTCTTCTTCATAGTTACCAATATTAAATAAACCTTTACTTGGTTTACTGACATCTATTTTTACTGGCTTACCTGGTTCGTCTATTATGTCAAAAGTTTCATCTCCTTTTAAAGTAGTTGCTAGTGCTGTTTCCTTTGCTTCTTTTTCTGTTAATCCGCTTCGCCTTGCTTCTAGTGTTTGTTCTTCAAGTTGAGTTCCAGTAGGAGCAGCTTCACCTTGCTTTGGAAGCAACTTGTTCATGTAATCATCTAAGTTTTTCCCAATTATTTCTAAACTTCTTTCGGCAGCTTCACTTACAGTGCGATTTATTTCTGGCTGTAATTTATTCTCAGGAATAGTAGGATTAACTCCTATAAGTTTTCCTATTGCTTCTACATTTCTGTCGTAGAAATCGGTTTGTTCAGTCTTATATAAGTTTTTCAATAAATTTGGGTTTATTAACTCAGGCTCATAGCTGCTTTGATTTTCTTTCCATATCTTTCCTTTTAGCTCTTTGTTTTCAAAAATTCTTTGTTGCATTTCCCCTAGTTTAGTTGCAATCTCGTTTTCATATCTTTCAAAAGCATTCGAGCTTTCTAAAAGAGAACCCCCTTCACCTAATATTTTTTTGTTATGATTGGCTTTGTCTGTCAGTACGGATTCAATCGCTTGGTTAAGTACTTTTACTTCTAAACTGTTTGGGTCTTTTGCTACAGCTTCGTCTCTTTGTAAGTTTAAATCTCTAAGTTGGTTATCTATTAACTGCTCTCTTTCGTCTATAACTTCTAAATTAGATGCTTCTTCTAGCGTTACTATTTCTTTATCTGGATCAGACAATAAAGATATAGTGTCATTAGTGTATATTTGATTTAAAACTGAAGCTCTTTCGTCAATAATCTTAGAGTTGTTTTCTTCGTTCTTTAAGTCAATAGCGTCAGCTTTATTAAGTGCGTCTTCATATGCAGCTTTTCCTGTTGTAGATCCAAAAAGTTTCTGCCCTTTGTCTAAAAGTAAATTAGGTAAAGCTTCTAGTATTGCGTCAGATTTATCTATGTTTCCTTTTTCTCTTTCAACTAAAGCAGAGCTTATTAACCCTGATCTTAGCAAGTCAACACGTTTTACTGGGTCGTGATTAAAATTATTATAAAGATCCTTATCTCCTTCAGTGACAAGATTCTGAAGAACTTGAGTCATTGATTTAGTTACATTGTCTGCTTTTGTTTCTGCATACTCAACGTCTTTAATTTTACCTAACCTGAATTTTTCTTTTAGTTTTTTGTCTTCTCCAGCAAAGAAATCAATCTTCTTATCTGTATCCATTCCTCCAATGTCGTCTACCCTGTAAATACTCGGCTTGTCCTCTCCTTCAAAAGTTATATTTAAAAGAGTTCCTTGAGGGAAATAATTAGACGCAACGCTGTATCCTGGCACTAGTTTTCTTCCAGAAGCTCCGACTGTCTGACTAAATCCTTCGTACCCAGGCTCACCTCTGTCAGCTTTTATTTGATCTTCTGCTGTTACGTCATCAATGCTTTCCAAGCCGTAGAACGTAGATATCCATCCATCTAAAAGGGGCCTTCTTGCTCCTTTTGGTTCTTTTAACATTCCATGTTCAACACCTTCTGCTACTTTAATGTCAAACGATTCAACACTAGCAGACTTCAACCACTCTACTTGTCCTTTTTCAAACTTACTGTTTTCATTAAACCTCATTCCAGCAGACACCTGCCCCATAACTTCCTTATGCCTGTTAAGCATATGAACGTTGTCTCCAATATATTCTAAAACATTTTCATCTATTTTAGCTAAACCATCCGTTATTATATCTTGAAGAAATGCTTTATCTCCAATCTTATCTGGCCCAGCCCTTTTGATTTCAAAAGCCATCTGCTGAACTTGGTCTTTGATTTCTAAGTCATAGTAACGATCATAACGCTTTTCACTGAATACTTTATCAAACGTTATCTTATTGAACGGATTAAATTTTTCTGGAAGATTACTTTCTACTTGATCTATAACTTCTTGGTTGGTTAACTGGAGGGCTTGTTCTTCTGCTCGTTTAGCCTGGATGTTACTGTACTGTCCTAGAACTGTACTAAACTGTGCAAGGTTCTTTGCCAGCATTTGCGCCCTGTTCTGTCTTGGAAGAGGTGCTACAAACACTTGGTTTCTTCCTGCACCTTGAACTGTTGGACTTAAATTTACTTGTCCTATATTTAATTCTGTTTGTGGTCTTGCCATAAAATTATTAAGCTTTGAGTGATGAGTAAGTACTAAGACCTGACTGTATGCCTCCAAGGGCTGATCCTAGATAGTCAGGTTGTTCTATTGGTTTATTAATGCGAAGCATATTTCTATTGAATCCTATTCCTGCTTCCTTTAACTGAAGCTGTCTGTTAACATCAGTCATCTCTGCCTGTTTCTGTTCTGAGAAAACATATGAAGCTTCTTGTCTTGTGAGATCTCCTATAAGAGCATCAACACTAAGTCCAGATACACCTGACTCTCCTGCTGCTACTCTGGCTCTAGATCTGGCTTCCATGCCTCTCTTAGACGCTTCTTGAATCTTTTGCGCCCTTGCAATCATCTCCTGTTGCTGTTGGGTTCTCATCGCAGATACTTCTGCTAGGTATCTTTGTCTTTCCTGGACTGAAGCGTTGGCTTGAGCTTGCTGTTGCATTTCTGCTTGTTGTCTTTGGCCTACAACTGAGGAAATTGTTTGCGCTCCTCCTACGAGTGCTGATACTGCTGCTAAAGGTGTACACATAAATTATTCTTTTTCTTCTTCGTTATTGTTTATTAATATAAATTTGTAAAAAGGTTCGTTGTTAAAAACTGTCTCTCCTGTAAAGTCTGCACCTACCCAACGTAACCATCGAACTGCTGGCCTGTTGTATTTGTAAACAAAGTTCCCTGCTATTCCTCCGGTAAGATTCAACAACTCATTCACCCAAGTCTTTGAGTACCTTACAAAATCTTTCTTATGCTTCTTGGATAATTCATCAGTCCCAAGCATCCATAGATAGGGAAAGAAGTCTCCTTCACCTACGCCAAACATAGCAATAGGATTCCCTTCATTGTTTAGGGCTGATAAGGTAGCCAGGTCATATTTAAAGGCATCGTGAAGTGCTTCTATTGGCTTCTTCCCCAGGCACATACATTCCATGTTGTCTCCTGCACGAAGCCTGGGTGCAAGATAATCTGCATGATCCGGATGGGCTTCAACAACCTCAACCGAAGGGTACTTAATAACTGATCTATCAAACACGTCTACTTCTAGCATGAATAAAGGATTCAAACTCTGCTGACTGGAAGTTACCAGGCAACGCTGAATCGTTAATGAGTTTAATTGTTGTGTCCTTTGCTGAAGACATTATAGGAAAACTAAATGAACCTGACTCGATGGGAAGTGTCCCAACAACAGTACTGCCAACAATATTACTAGAGAATACGTTGTTATATGTCTGTCGGGCCTTTGGTGTGACCTCTACTTTGAAACTTGCAGTGTCATCAAAGAACAAAGTGCCTCCCTTTAGGAAATGTCTTTGGTATCCTGATGGACTGCTTCTTTGGTTAGCACGTTGCTTGAACATCTGCTCACTAAAGGTGTAGCTCATGGTGTATTTAACACCTACCCACACTGGGGTGCTGTTATGACTAGCGTCTACAGTAACAGTGGTTCCGTTAACAGTACTTGGTATCAAAGCTCCTGCTTTAGTACTACCAGATTCTCTTGTATATACTTGGATTACGTCATCACCTTCTGGAGTGAATGAGAGAGTGATTGCTCCATTTGCAATAGTAGCACTTTGTCTAAGATCAAGGTAAGTGTTAAACAATGCCCCTGAGTCTATAAGCTTTTCTTCCATAGGCATAACAAGTAACTCAGTCTTATTACTCTTTGTTGCTACGATGTATAGATCACTCTCAACAAACTCAAAGCCAACAACAGAGAAGGGGAATGTAAACTTACTCCAACTTGCTAGTATCTTCTGTGCACCCTCCCAGTAGTACTTGTACACATACATACTTTTATTATCAGACTCACTCACAACACAAATGCAGTTCTCTGTAGTAGATCCTGCCATGTCCATAACGCCTGAAGGAATGTACTGAGGTACGTGGGCTGTTATCTCAACAGAGTCATAGGTGTCCGTGTTTGCGTTTATTGTAAACTCACGCACTCCTGAAAAGCTTCCCCTTGTAAACGGAAAGTAAACATAACTTCCAAGTTCAAGTGGTGTAGTGCTTGTATCTGTCTCGTAGTTTGTTACTGGTGTTATTGAAACTGTTTTGGGAGTGAGTAGATCTCCTCCTCTAAGAACAAACTGTCCACGCTCTCCAAACAGTATAAGGTTCTCCTGGAATCCTACTGCTGACTTTAGCTTTGTAACCTTTGTACTAGCTACGTTGACATCTATCGGATCTGAGTCCAGAAGGGTTCTTACAGTTGTCCTGAAGAAGTTAAAGTATTCTCCTGCTTCTGACATAATAACACTACCCTCTGAAAGGAAACCTAGTCGGTTCTTGTAGAAGAATATGTTAGATATCTTCCTGTCTCCGTTATTTCCTGATGATACGTTAAAGAAAGAAGGGAAGGGATTTGTATCATCATCTCCTGCTTGCTTAGTTGTCCAAGTAGACTCTGCTAAATTAAAATTATTTACTGATGTGTTAACAAGTTTATAGGGGAGTTTAGTAGCATCTAAAGCTATGAATTCATCAAAACCTACATCCTCAAAGTAACCTCCTTCACCTATTGCTGACCCATCATTTGTCTCAAACTTTACGTAGTAGTCATCCTCGTTGTCCTCAACAGATCCTCGTATCTTTATTCTAAAATTGTTTGGGGCCACCTTTGGTAAATCAGAGAGAGCATCAGTTTCCTTATAAGCCACTCCCAGTGCTGTTCCAGATTTACTGTCAGATACTCTTATTTTAAAAGGAGAAGAAGAACTAGACGTTACAGTGAAGAAATTGTCTGGTCTTCCAAAGCTGTCAATGTCGTTTGGGTCTGAGGCAGTGTTTGCTCCTTGGTCATCTGCTCCATCCTCAAAAAATATTTCTTGGTTAGTACCTCCATTGTTTTGAGTAGGAGTAGAAACAGAAAATATAGAGCCACTTATTGCTTGTCCTAATTCAGTGTTAAGCTTTGCAGCAATTACTCCAGAACGAAGGCGTGAGTCTTTTATTTTATTAGCTGGTTGCGATCCCGAAACGTAAGTTGCTTTGTATGTAGTTCCTCCATCATCTGTAACTTCTACAGTGTATTCAGTTGCGTAATCTGCTTGCTTTATAAATACAATTGCTTTGTTATCCGAAGCTATAATAGCACTCTTTGTAGAAGCTCTGTCTACATCAACTGTTGTGTTTAAGATAAAAGTAGTATCACCAACTGTAAGGGCTTTATAGGCTTCTTTAGGCTTTACATTGTTAGCTAGGTGAAGGTAATGCCCACTGGTAAAACTTACTGTTCCTGTAAGGGTAATTGAAGCGAAGTTTAAAATATCATAAACCTGTGCAACATTACTGTTAATAATAAGAACATACCTCTCAGCCTTGTCTCTGTTGATAAAATGCACAAAAGCATCGTCTTCAATAGCAGAACTTACAAGCTGTGTTAGGTATCTTGTATTGGGTCTTTTCTTCAATCCATCGGACACCGAAGACAAAGCATTTATCTGCTCCTCACATTGTCCATCAAATCTAAGTGTGTCTGGTTGTTGACTAACACCTTGGACAAGGTTGGGAAGTGAAGTATTTATTAAAGCCATGTGATATTGTTATTAATATAAGTCGTAGTTTCTGTTGATACCTATTCTTGTTACAGCATCAAAGTTATCGAAAATTGTTCTGTCAGAGTTAGCACTATCGGATCTTTCCAGGTTAGCCTTTGCTGCAAACTCGTCTCTAATGATAAGTGCTTCAAGTTCTCTAGAGCCAACCAATCGTGACTGAAGGGATCTTGTAGCTTTTAGTGCTATATATCTTCTTGCTTGTTCCGGTAAATCATCCCAGTCCAGTAGAAATGATATAGTCACCTTAATGTCATTTGTAAAAGTTGTTGTTTGGTTCTTCCTATCAAATAAAGAAAGACCTCTCTGTACTAAGTCAACATTCTCAGTCCCCTCATGGTCTACCTGTAGTGTATTATTAGGTAGAGTGATTGAGTTATTTGTTGGAGAAAGAACGTAATCTTTTACAGTATTAAAATGCCAACCTTCGCTTTGTACCTCTCTTGAAACTTCATCAAGTATTGATACAGCGTTAGCAGCCGACACTGGAAGCTCAGAAGTGTTGCTTATGCTATTGACTGGAGCTTCTCCTATGTATCCCAACATAGTGTTAACAGCCTCTAGCTGCGATGTAAGTGTTGCCATATATTTTGTTAATGAGTTGTTTGTTTATGGAAAAGAAAAGGGCAGGAGCCATAACGACTCCCACCCAATCCTCTGTGATTATACGTAGATTATTAATACTACAGTCTGTACTCGACAGCGCATTCCGGACGAAGAATTCCATGCCCTAAAGCATATTTCGCCACGAACAATGTACCCTGGTGAGCTACTGAGTATTCTTCTTCGGTCGCAAGATCGAGAAGCTTAACACTACCAACCGCCTGTGGGTGTCCGCCAATCAGACCTGTATCGGAAATGTCTCCGTTATAGCCTGTTCCGCTTCCGCCAAACACATCGTTAGCTGCGTTGTCATCATCCTGATCTTGGTTAGCTTCTGCTCCAAGAGCCTGAAGATCCGCAAGGTGCTGAGACTTGAACAACTTGATTCCTGCTACCATAGGTACTGTACCTTTGCTTACGGAACCAATACCATCTACGTCACGATTGACTGCGATGTTATCAGATGTAAGAAGCTTGTAGTACTGTGCTGGTGTAAGAACTGCAAAACGCTGTCCATCATTTGGTACGTCCTTCTCGTCAAGGCTTTGAGCCATTCCGAAAAGTGCATCAATGATTTCAGCAGCAGTGTCAAGACCATTGCCAGTGTTTACAGATGTTCCTGCGTTACCACCAGTTACGTTAGGTGTACTTGTTCTAGCAGCAGCTACCCAAGTCTTCATCACTGCAAGGTCAAATCGCTTGGCAAGTGCCTTACCGATCTCTTTTGCATAAATTGAACGAACTGAGTAGTGGTTCTTAACTTCATCAATATTGGCGATGAAAGTTGAACTCACTAACATATCGTCAATGTTAATGATTTTCTCATTGTGCTTGATTGCACTGAGGTAACTATTGCCAGCATCAAGAATATCCTGACCTGGTGTATGGTACTTAGCACTTGCTACTCCACTAACTGGGAACTGTGCGCTTTTACCTGATGATATAGACCTGACTGTATGCAAGTCTTTCATTATGTTTGTCTCATCAAAAGTTGTGAGGATCTCGTTAGAAAATACTTTTAGGAATAACGCATTTGCATCACCTGAAGCATTTATCTGACCCACTCTTGATGGGGTTGTGTCTCCATTAGCCATAATTTAATATGTCCTTTCTTTGTTTTATTTTGTTCTGTTGTTTATATTTTGGGTTATTAACAACTCACTCATTCAATAAAACAAAAAGACCTACTGGGTGTTCTTTGATTAGTTGTCCCTCGCAAGGGGCTGCACATTAAACAAACCTATCGGTTCACTTTTGTTGTGTCTTGTCTTCTGTGTGTTGAAATCTTTTAAATTATCTTCGATGCTCTAAGTCATTCGTGTATCTTAGTATCTCTGCGATGATCTCCTTTTGAGGTTCGCTGAATGAATGGACTTTGAGTTTCGAGATAAAATGGGGAATCTTGCTCTTCGGGGGGCCTATCGTCTTGCAACCACTCATCAATAAGATCAATGTTGCGCTCACGATTGCGACTGTAAGCTTCCTTTTCATAAGCCTCAACAACCTTGAAAAAGTACTCGCAAATCTTTGGAAAGTTCAACAACAGACCTACGAGTAATTTTATCATAAAAGGTTTCTATTGTTTAGGTTTCGCTTTGCCTACGTTTAGTGCAAGCCAATTGATTACTTTTGTAAGTATTGAAGTTACTTTGTTATCTGTCTTGTTAGGCGTTAAAGCACTAACTAACGATGCTAAAGTAACAGTAGCAGTAGCAATACTAATTAGCTCTGCACTATTTTCTGTAATGTATGTTATCATAATAAATCTTTCTATACTCTTGTTGATACGGCTAAACGTCTCTCAACATCTTCTCTGTATGCTGGATCATTCTCGTATCTCTTATCTCTCATAGCCTCGACTACTTGAGCGTTACTTTGAAATGGTTGAACTGATGCTCCTGAAGTCTGTCCCTGTCGAATATTCGTAGGCAATCCCCCAGCTTCGCTCATATATCGTGCGTACAGACCCTTAACTGCCATCGTTGCAGCCTCTGCACTGGACTCAGTTACTATTTTATCAAACGCATCAATCTCATTATCAGGAAGATTATTGCTTGCCCATTCAGCCATTGCATCATAATTCTCCTGTCCTCCAACAGAGTTTGTTATTTCTGCTTGTTCATTATTGGCAAGTGCCTGTTGGCCTCTTGCATAAGAGTCTACAAGATCCCTGCTAAGTCCTAGCTTCTCAAGATCCTGGTAGTGCTTGTCTGTAAGCTCACCCTTTTCTGCAAAAGCAATTGAAGCATCCTCTATTGCGTTTGATATGTTAGAATCGCTGTTCGTATCTCCCTCGTCCTTTGCTTCCGTCTCCGGTTCTGCTTCGGGTTGTTTCTCGCTAAGTTTCTTCTCAAGATTCTCATACGCTTCTGCAAGGTCTTCTTGTGATTTGAACTTACCAAGAATCAATTCCTCCTCTGCTGATGAAGGTTGTTGTTCCTCTTGTCCAGAAGGGGGTTGTCCTTCGGATTCCTTTGCTGCTTCTTGCTGTGCTAGTTGATCCTCCAGGCTTATGTTGCCCTCTTCCGTTTCCTGCTTCTCGTTTATTGTGTATTGTTCCATACTTATTTACTCCCATTTATTCAGTTATTGGTGGTTCTTCTTCTTCTTGCCCTTCTTGAGCAAGTGATTGATCGCTAGCTGCTTTTATTCCAGCAGGGCCAAGCTTCTCAGCCATTTGCATAAGCTGTGCTTGTTGTTGCTCTTGAGCTATCTGCTCTTGGGTCTTTATGAGTCCTGCTGTCTTTATGCCTAGTGCTGTTGCTCTTCTCTTAATGTACTCAGGTACGTTAACAAAGTTAGCAATAGCTTCTGGCCCTAACACCTGACTGGAACCAAGAAGGAATGAATCGAGACTATTAAGATCACCTTGTCTGCCCAAGCTATCAAGACCTGTAACAATAACAGGATTGACTAAATCTTTTGGAAGCTTTGGCATCTTCTTGCTCTTTTCCATAACACTCATTAAACGACTCAACAAAGGAGCCTGGAGGTCATTGCTAAGTAAACTAAAGATACCACCAAGGGCTGCATTGAGTTCCTGCGAGATCAATCGGATTTCTTCAGCAGTTACTCGCTCGGCATTCCTGATTGCACTGCTAGTGAGCAGGAAGTTCTGAGCAAGTCTGTCCTTGATTTGATTGATTGTCTCCGAAGCGACTCTGAAATCATTAAACTTGTTGAGTTGGAGAGTTGATACATCCCCTGCATTACCTTGTACAATTGATCCATTAGGTGACTCAGAAAGACTCTTGTGTCTTGTAGTTCCATTTGGATTAACAAGGAACAACACCTTGGCTGCTGCTGCGCTTCCTTCAACAATGGCTCTAGTAAGTGACTCAAGGGACTGAAGATCTCCAAGGTACTCTTCAACATATGAGCGTCCATAGTTCTCTCCATCAACTCTACTGAATCTAAGAGGGATATATGGGTTCTTATCAAGAGGGAATGTTGTACCTGTTTCAGGCAACACTACTCCGTTAACATCTTGCTTAAGCATCCACTTGTCACCGTGCTTACACATGGCAGTGTAGAGGTTAACATTTCCTCCTTCACCTACTCCAGAATCCTGTGGCTTTTGTACGGCTGCCTTAATGTCCTCATCAAGTGCCTCGTAGCTGAGTGTTTCCTTTGTTGCTATTGTAAGAATGTTATCCATAGGATCTCTTTCAATAACAAACCTGTCCAACCGGAAGACTCTCATGCCTCCATCCTGGTCAATGTAAAGAAGACAGTTTCCTGTAACAATGAGTTGTTTGAGTGATTCGTGAATAACTACTCTGTATCTTTCCTTACCTATCTCATCGTTTACAGCGTCCTCAACTTTTCTAAGGGCTGAATCTATCTCACTCACTACCTCTTCCGGTGCGCCTTCCTGCTGGAGCTTATTAGTGTCCACTTGCAGTCTGAAGAAAGATATGTTGGGTGGAAGAAGTGCCAACAATAACTTGGAAGCAAGGTTGTTGACACCTCTGGCCCCCACGCCTTGAAATGGTGTATTGAGTCGTGAGTGAGAACTAAATCCTTCGTCAGGAAGAATGTAAGGTATCGTAAGTTTTGAACACTGCCTAGCTCTATCCAGGTAACTATGTTTCTTACCTTCAAGTACTGAATAGATCTGCTCGGCTGTTTGTGATTCGTAGTTCATATAAAATTAGTCTATAAAATTGTTCGGAATAAAATGTCCATTGATAACAGTAAATACGTGTTGCCCTGATTGAGTGAGTGGGAGAGTGACATCATGTCCATTACCATCTTCTCGTGTTGTTGAAAGACCATGCGAATTTGCAT